CATTAGCTTCGCCCATTCGTCCACCAAAAGACTTTTCATCTACATTAGCATTTTGATTCTGTACATTCTTTGCCATAATTTTTTCTGTAACTGCCTGAATCAATTCACTATTTTTTTCTCTAGTTTTTGTTCTTTCATTTCTATACAGAATAAATTCTTTTGCAACATCTTTACGAGAACTCTGCATCAATTTTGTTTCAATGATATCTTGAATATCTTCTACATGCATCTTATCTTTATTCATATCAGAAATCTGATTAGTAATTCGATTGATAATAGTTTCTGAATTTTCATTAATACTACCATCTGTTACAATAAATGCTTTTCGAATTGCTAAACGAATTTTTTCAGGATTAAAAATATCTTCTCTTCCATCACGTTTAATAACAAAATTAATCATATTTACATCACTCCATATTTATTTCTTTACCCAAACTTCTTTATATTGAACACCATATTCATATGCTTTACTATGGCTCTCTACATAAATGTCAATCGTTTCACCTTTAACACCAGTATCTTCGGCAACATATGTACCCCAGTCTTCAATCTTTACTTCAGTACCAAGTGAGATAACTCTTTTATCAACAGCGATAGTTCTTCCAAGAGTTAATTCAGTACCAGATGCAGTAGGTGATCCATACCATTTGCCATTACACTTTCTGCAATCGCAATAAAATGTAATCTTAAAAGTACCAAGACTTACCCATTCATCATCTTCTGTTGTTTCTTCAGTTTCTTCTGTTGTTTCAAGATTAGTAGATTCTTCAGGAGTTGATTCTACAATTTCTTCCGATTCAACTTTAGATTCATTACTCTCAGTGCTGTCGGTTTCTTTAGGTTCTTCAATTTCTTCTTTTGTTTCTTCCTTGGTGTTTTTCTTTGTTTCTTTGTATTTTTGAATAGTCTCTTTTTCTTTAGTCTCTTCAGTAGACTCATCAAGCTCTGGTGCAAGTTTATCTTCAGAAGATACAATTACTGAGTCATCAATAGGAATAATAGTTGTCATAGCACCTTCAACAAAAGGATCTTTCAATGCCTCTTCTGTAATTGTGGTAGTTTCTTCCACAGTAGTTTCTACTTCTTTATTATTAGTCTTGATATAGTGAGATCTACAACCAATATATAATATAATAAATAAAACATAAAATAAAATGAAATAAAATATTTTCTTTTTTGAAATATTCTTTAAAAAATGCATTACGCTGAATCATCCTCTCTTTTCATAAGTTCTTTTGTTTCTTCATAATCCCAAACTTTATAACGGATATTATTATTCTTACAAAATTCAATCTCTGCTTGCACCCCCATCGAATCTTCGTAATCATCAAATACCCACATAAGACTACATTTATTTAAAAGAGCCAAACACATATTTAATCCTTCATCATACGAAACTGTATCATATAAAAAACCAAATGTATGAATAGGAGATACGAATAAATAATCTGGATATTCCTTATTTAATCTTTTAGCAATGTCTCTAACTCTGTATTTGTTTTCTGTGTTTCCACCAAAAGCATGAGATATATATACAATTTCTTTATAATTTAAAGAAGCATTTTCTTTGGTTTTATCACTAAGAAATTCTTCATATTCTGAAATGATTTGATTGGCAACTTGATAAGGACTGAGATCACCATTGTTTGTGATTTCTAATGGATTCAATTTGTCCACACCAATAAAATCTACATCATCTGCAGCCATTCTTCTAATCATTTCTTCTTCATCTTTTCTTTCAATTCCACGTTCCATAACTACATCTTTATTTGCAGTAATTAGCACAGGGAATATATCATATTCTTTACATTTTGTAGAATCTTTCATCATTTGCTCTAATCCACAAGGAGTTAATACAATTACAGAATTCTTTGCATAATCTTCCCAAGCAGATCCATAATACCATTTCCCATGAACAGTATTATAAGAACGAGTTTCACCGAAGAAATTATTCTCTTGTTTGCCGAGGAAGTCTTCAGTATCAATAAAATGATAATCTATATTATCTATTTCATGTTCTCTAATTGGTCTAGTGGTATATGTAATAATTCTTTTGTATCCTCTACCTTCAATTGCTTTTGCAATTTCAGATTTACCAACACAAGTCTTTCCTAACAATACAATCAATTTAAATCATCCTTTCTTTTTAGGTTTAAATGTCTTTTTAGTAGATATATTGCGACTACACCAAACCTTATTGTTTTCTGCTCTAAAACACTTATTGCTACAGGACTTACATAAATTTTTTATACCATACTTTTTCATAATCATTCCTCTATCAATCTTGATGTTTTATTCGTTTTCTTCTAATTCTTCTTCTTCTTTTTGTGACAACCAACATGAAAAAGTTTTTTTATACTTTAACCAATCTTTAAAATTAGTTACTTCTTGAACAATAAAAACCACACTGCCAATACAAAAACAAGATAATGTGCAACAAAGGAAAAGTATCTCTAAAGTTCTTAATGCATTTAACATAATTTCAATAATTTCTAACATTCATCCCACCCACAGTTCATACAATGTTTTATAAATACTTCTTCATATGCTTTTTCGCCTCTACACTCTCCTCTGCTTTCTAACATTGGAACAATATAAAGTCTAGAGAAACAAAATGGACAAAGGTTATTTTCATCGCATGTATTTTTAATTACTTTTGCAATATAAGCATCACCAGTTGCGACAACAATATCTTGATAGATAGGTAATAATTCAAATGGATTATCATAATAATTTTCAAGAGCAGTTACAATATCTGAACTATAATATAAATTCATATTAAACACCATTATCTTTCTTGGGCTTTCTTCCACAACTATATCTTTCTGGACAATAACCAAGCTTCTCACACTTGGGCAACATATAATTATCTACAATATAAGCCCACTCATCAGAAATCTTTTTTAATTCTTTACATAGATCATTAAAAAGCTCTCTGTATTCCCAATATGCTCTAGTACACATTCTGTTGCCAGCCATATCAATCAGATTTCTAAGATTACGCTTATCTACAATCTTAGTAGTCATTGCGATTGGAAGCAACATAGAAGCATCTTCTCTAGGAATGCCATATACCTTTTCAAATTCATAAATCGCATCATTAATCTGCTTCATAATAGATTCATATTGAACCTGTGCCAAAGGACACTTTGTAAAACTCTTTGGAATTACATATTCAAATCCATCACCTACAGTATAATCAATGTATCTAGTGGATGCCTGAAGTCTAGTAGGACTTCCACCAATATGTGTGTAATATTCACGAATTACTTTGGCACTATAACCTTCAATAACAGTTTCCACATTTACATATTCAAGTGTTCTTCCATGATTAGATTCAAGACAATCTAATCCACGCTTATAATTCTTTTCGGCATCTGTAATGTCAGCACCCCAACAAATTCCTGCACGTTCACCAATGAGTGTAATAGGATTCTTTGTTGTCTCTGGTAAAATTATAATCTTACCCATGTCATTCCTCACTTTCTATTTTTAATTAGTTTAAAGTGTAGCAAATTGCTACACTTTGATTATATCATATTATAAGGTTTTTGTCAACTACATTTTGTATTTTTGATTAGTTTATTTATTTGCTTTTAAGATCTCATTGAGAGTTCTCGGAGTGTAGTTCATATAATCTAGCATACAACCTACATTGTACATATTGCAAGGAACTGTATATAACTCTTCCATCTGTCTCTTAATATTTAACATCATATTATGCTCCCAACCAACATGAACATGTCCATATAAGTGGTATGATCCATAGTAATGCTTGTTAAAACAAGGGATAGGATAATGTGAAAGTACAATAATCTTTCCGTCTTCAAGACTTAATTCTTTATAATCTGTAATCTCTACAAACATAGATTGAAGTTTACGATTTCTTAAAAGCTTAGAATCATGATTCCCACGAACGAGATGCAGTCTTCCATTAAGTTGCTTAAAGATTTCAATAGTTTTCGTTGCATTATGCCAAGAGACATCTCCTAAAATATATACATCATCATCAATTCCCACTGCATTATTCCAGTTTTCAATAATTGTTTTGTCATGTGTTTCAATATCAGTAAATGGACGATTGTCAAAAGCCATACAATTAGTCTAAGTATGGCCAAAATGCAAATCTGCTATAAAATAATTGGCCACAAAACCACCTCCTTAATAATAATTATTTCTATCAGGCAAACAATCCGTATGATAAAAAGATTCAATCTTCATATCTAACTCTCGTCTTTGATTCAAATATTCTTGTTCTTTTTTCTTGCTGTCTGTATTCATACATTTCTTATGAACTTTATCTCTTTCTTTTTTCAAATCTATAAATTCATCACTTACGTCAACATTGTTTACTACTTCTACTTCAATCTTTTCACCGCAGCAAGGACAGTAATCTAATTTATAATAATAGTTTTCTTCAAAATCGCAATCATCGTACCAACCATCATTATAAACTCTTGTTTCTTCAAGCATTATTCCGAGATCTTTATCACAACCATCATCTTCGAATGGATTATGTGTGTTTTCAGCACATTCATAATAAAAGTCTATATTAGGAATACATTTAATCCCTTCACAGCAATAAACACAATCACGGATTTTATATGAGATATTATACCAATCTTCTGAAACTGATTTGAATTTTCTTTTAATAACATTAATCTTCATAGTTTCACCTTTCGTATTTACAACTTAGCACCATACTTATTAGCATATTCTTTAATATATTTAATCATTTCATCTTCTTCAATATAAAATGTGTCTCTCTTTTTCTCAGAAACAAACCAACGATTAAAGTTATAAATAAGCTGACCAAATCTCCAATCTGGGAAATATGTCATATGTACATTTGTTAGTTCTTGATAAAAGATATACAATCTATTCGGGTCTCTCATAATATTCACCTTCCTTATATTTTTATATTTTTAATTAGTATACAATATATGTTAAATTTTGTCAATATCTTTTAGCAGATTGTATTTAAAAAATTTTGATAATCTTTTCTTGTATAACCATATTTCTGTGCTATTTTAATACAATCTTCATCTTCCCAGGGATCACAACCTTCATCTTCCAAAGCACAGAACCAATTATTAATAAGAAAATGAATGTCATTAAACATTTCATTCATACTATCTAAAACTAATTCAGAACATCTGCTATTGCCTGTTTGAATATTTTCCAATCTTTCTAAATAATGTATTGAATGATTATATCTTGCATTTTTTAGATAATTCATGATGCCACCTTACCAAGCAATTGTATAGTAGAAATCATTATACTGATTACCAATGGTTACTATATAACCAAGTTCTTTTAACTTTTGTTTTGTTTCATGCTGAAGAGTTCCGCTATTAGTAATGAAAGATCTTCCTTTAGAAACTGCTTCATTAATTTGTTCTTCTATTGTCAGCATTTCTAACTCTGCATTTAAAGTTCTATGATAATTAGTTTTCATTCGTGCTTCTGCTGCACTTAACATTTAAAATCACCTCTTAAATCAACAATCTTATTTACAATATTCATCCATATCTTCATACCATCTATCTATTTCTCTAACTACATCTTGCCAATGATATGTAGGCTTACTCATTACTTTAGTTCTTTCACATAAAACCATTTCATAGTTTTCTATAATAAAGCTGTATGTATCTGGTTTGTAGCCATAATTTCTGTGCAATCTAAAATAGTCTGGCAGCCACTTGATAAACATCAAAATTTCTTTAATATCTCTTTCTAAAAATGTTAATCTATCTCTCATATCTGAATAAATCCTCCTTATCAATTCTCTTCATCTGTACCAAACAGTTCACATTGATTATATTTAAAGTAACAATCGCCTTTTTCATATTCTATACACCAGTTATCAAAATGTGTTCTATTAGCAAATTCTTCTAACAACATTACATTGGCAGTAACACTATATCCATTAAAATCGACTGTATTTGGCAAGACTACTCCAACAATCTTTTCCTTAAAATAAATTTCAACATCGTCATTGTTTCTATAATCTTTAAAGTTCTGATTTTCATTAAAAACTATTGGTGCATTATCAAACACACGCTGGACAACAGATTCTTCAATCACATCTTCATCAAGTTCTAAATCATTTTGAGTCTTGCCAACTTTCATAAGTTCAAAATCATAAACTTTTTTAAATCTCATTTCTTACCTCTTAAAACCTTTATTTTATTAGTATCTACCCTTGTAAATACTTTCCCACAAATCAATCGCTCTTAAATATGGATTTGCTTTTCGCATAAATGTCCACCATTTATTAAGAAACTTGATGTATAATTTTTGATACCAATATAATTTAGTTTCTGTAAGATATTCAAATCGCTCATCTTCTGGCAATTCAAGAAACTTTGCATATGCATTTACATCCATATTTTTACCTCTTAAAATCTTTGTTTTATTCTCTGAACTTAGGTTCATTTTGTGCAGTCTGTCGAACATCTGCCCACCACATTTTCTTATAGTTGCCTACAAGTGGACGATAACCAAATTGCTTAGAGAAATAAGAAAATCCCTCTTCTTTATCCCAACGCACTTCGCACACTCCAACGCCATCTGACACAATGAGAAAATCATCGTAATCTTCTTTTGGCGGATATGTTTTACAATTATGCCAAGTAAGACTCATCGTAAATTTATCATACATATTTATACCCCATATAATTATTCACTGTCTTCGTTTTTATCTTCTTCACTTGTCATACGGCAAGTCTCTTCGTCCTCTAAAATTAAATCATCACGCCCAGTTATATATTTCATAAGATTTTTATGATATTGTTCAAAGGCTTCCCATGTTACTAGTTTCTTTTCATCCATATTAAAATCCCTATTTTAATTATTTGATGTTAAAGTCATTGCTTTAACTTCGCTATACAATCCAAGAGAATATAACATTTGTTGCAACACTAACTCCACATCATCTACCAAGACACCATCTTCAGCAACACGCTTTCCTCTATGTTTATCTGAAAACAAATCAGAAACCATAATTGGTTCTGGAATATTTAAATGCAATTCTCTCGTCCTATGTAATAATTCTGCTTTTTGATTTACATTACTGCATAAGATTGGTGCGTCATTAAATTCACTTGCATAAAGCAATCTTGTTGTTTTGCCTTGTCCTCTTCCTAAATTAATAATCTTCATACGTTACCATCTTTCAAAATATTCACTTAAGTATTCAGTTGGTTGCAATACAATTTCTTTATGGTTAATTCCAGTTTCAAAACATTCTGTAATCCAAATATCCCAATTGTCATACATCATATTTACACTACATCCACTTTCACCATTTTTTTCTCTAATAAAGCAGCGACCAACCCATTCGGCTTTACAAGTATGAGCAGGGTATACGATTGTAAAATCAATTCCTGATTTATCAAGTGCTTCTCTTACAGATGCATGACTGCTCACAAAAATACAATCATACTTGCCAATGTTCTCTTTAATGTGTTTAATGTAATTGGCAGGAAAGTCTGGATTCCGAACTCTTGCCGTTGGAAAGCCATATTTATCTTTATTATACAACCAACTAAACTGGCTACTATCAGAATCAAGAATCTTTAAATCAAAATCTTCTTGGTGTTCATATAACCATGTCTTACCACAAGCGGGAAATATACTATAAATTTTTGTATCCATATCCTTCACCTTTAAAATCCTCGTTTTATGAATGCCATTTAGGTATCTTTTTATATGTATCTACTAATTCTGTATATCCTAATTCTTCAAGTAAAGCACATAATAAATAGTCTGCTTCATCATGTTCAAATTCGTTGCCTAGTTTTTTCATCTGCAAAAGATATTTTTCGTTTAATTGTTCATTCATATTCTTACCTCTTGCTTTGTCTCATCCTACCCAAAGTACAATAGCCTTTACAAACTCAACTTCGGACATCTTCTTATCAATCATTTCGTCCCATTCTTTATTGGATAATCCAGCGTATTCTTCTTTGTCACACAGGTCATCTTCTAACCTTTCTCTATACTCATCTTCATCAACCCATAGTTCGTCATTATATAATGCCAAAGTTGAAATCTCACCTTTAGTTGCATAAGCCATCATATAGCTCCAACCGTTATCATGCCATGCATCTTCGCCACAGAAAATAAGAAGTGGTAAGTCTGGATTTTCTAAGATAAGCTGTCTTAATACTGTTGTATCATTAAGTGAACAATTTAATCTTGTGTTATTCATATATTTTTACTCCCTAATCTTCTTCAACCAATTCAACCTCAATACCAAAAGTCTTCTTTAAATTTTCACACTGTTCTTCTGTTGGCATTTCAAACTGCATATCATCGGTAAAGGTAAACGTAAGTCCACCGCCACATATCTTAACTCTTGCTATTACTTTTGGTTCTTTTATCTTAACTCCATCCCAATTGAATAATGCATTTATCTCCTTATCCGTTGGTGCTTTATATTCAAACATTGTTTCTTCTGTTGTATGTTCTAAATCTTCGTATTCATCCCAATGCGATAACCAATTCATATCTTTACCTCCTAACTAAGTCTCATAGCAGCTTCAAAATCTGTGCCACAATATTCACATTTCATCCCTGTGATTACAGCACCACAATTTGGGCAATTTGTTCTTTTATTTTGTGCCAGCTCAACTTTAACGTCTATGTATTCCTTCATCCGTTTTGCGAAATACTCTAAACCTTCTAAATTAATATATTTACTCATAATTTACACCTGATAAAATGTTAGTTTTAAATCCCAATACTAAAGCTTGTTCCTTGTTGATAGAAATTCCAATCTCCCTCAAGACACAAATCATTTCTGGCAATATACTCTCTGAACATCACATCGTTCATATTATACGACTTACCATTTTCATCCTGAAGCTCAAGACAGAAACCGCTGTTTAACCAGCCAACTCTTATAATCTTTAACTTTGCATGAAATGACTCTGCTGGCATTTCAATCTTATCGGAGCTACGATATCTAGTATATCCAATCATATCTCCATTTTTATCTACATAATACTTCTTTGTAAGGTTCATAATTCTCACTCCTTAAAAACGATATTTTATTCGCTCATTTCAACATTGTTTTTTGCTTCAATTGTAATAGTTTCTTCAACTTTATCCTTTGGGAATCTTTGAATTAAAGCCTTCACATTCTGCACATAGGTATAGTCGCTTCCATTAAGTTTGCCCATAGATAAAAAATCACAACATTCTATAAGTGCATCCATATCAACTATATATTTAGCCATAATTTACCTCTTAAAATGAATCTTTTATACTTTTTCCCAATTTGCTGCAAAACTTTGTGGTGACGAGTATGGGCATTTCCACGCACCAAAGAGAACATTTGGGATTTCAACCAAAATATAATCTTTTTTTGTTTTCACTCGCACATCATATATTCTGCCATTAGATAGCCCCATTGATTTATCTTCACCAATAAATCTTAAATACATATAATACCTCTTAAAATTAAACTTTTATATTTACCAAACATCACCTTTGAACTTAACTATAGGCATTGCTACCCATTTTTCAGCAGTACCATCTATGTCGTCTTTATTTAATGTCTCACACATTCTTTCTGCTTGAGACAACCATTCAAAATACATAGGATATACTTTGTTCATCCATTTACCATTGCCATAAGTTCTAACTACAATCCAGTTCATATATTTTTCTCTTGTATTATTAATTACTTATTAACTGTCACATTGAAAATTGATCTTAAAAGACACGTAACCAGCCAAATACCAGTTGCAATACCCCACTTGAATGTCCAGCCAAAACATAATGTGATTAGCTTAATAATTCCGCAGGTTATAATCCAACTAAGTCCATATATTAAAATCAAAATTAGAATTACAATCAGTGCGACAATTCCACCTTCAGAAATCTTCTTCATTAAATCTTTATTTTTCTTCATGTTAAATTTCTCCTCTCACTACTCTTTCATTTACACTTGCAACAAATTCATTAATGGCTTTATAATCTGGATTGTCTGGAAGAGAAGTGTTTTCTTTAGCATACTCTAACTTCTTCTCATATTCATCAACCATTTCATAAAATTCAGGAATAGGCTGTCTATTACCATCAAGATATTTACCATTACGAATATCCATCAGAAGATCATGCTCTTTTTCTCTATAAGTTACAATTTTTTCATTCTCAAGAATATCAAGACACATCATATAGAGTCTGATTAAATGCATCATGTGCTTTCCAAGTTTGTTATGCTCTATAGCGTTCTGATTACGTTTTCCAATTTTACTATAGTCTTTGACGATATTCTGCATTTCTGCCCACATAGATTTATAATCTCTCAGAGGATAATGAGTTAGATTAACGTCCATAAAAATCTCTGTATCATATCCTTCCTGAACTGCTTTATCTATGTAAAGCTTAATATCATCATCTTTGTGCTCAAAATATCTATTTTTAAAATCATATTTTGCACTAAGAATAGAATTCAAAATATGCTGTTCACGCTGTTCTTGGTTTACCAAACGAACTGCTTTATTGTCCAAACGTCTTAATTGGGAAGATGCATAACCTCCAAATGAATGTGCTGCTCTTTTTGAAAGAAACATATGTGCATTATCAAGCAGCTCTTTTCCAATAGGTGAAATGTAAAAATAATGTTCAGGCTTGTTTCCAAGCATTTCACACGTATTTGGATTGACATTACAAAGTAAAGAAACTAATTTATTAAAAGAATAGATAGTAGTATCTGTTTCTTCATTAACAAACTGCTCAAATTTTTGATTAGTAAGAATTTCATGTTTCTTATTTAATGTGCAGCCTCGAACGTCAAGATCGCTATTTTCATTATTAGTCCCATAAGCATGGCTTCCACCTAATGTCAAAAGAATAATGTTATTTCCTAAATGTTCATTTGTTCTAAGAAAGTCATATTCACTTGAGCTTAGTTTTCCTTTTATCTGTTCAATATTCATTTACTTTTCCTCGCTCTTATATCTGTCAGGATTACTATACTTGTCGCCTATATCCATCATGTTACAATAGAACTCCATATGTTCTTCATCATTAATTTCTTCCATGTCAAAGAAATCTTCAATATTCTTATTAGCATTAATTACGATATACAAATTTCCATAATTACTTACATAGGTGTCTTGTGCTTCGTTTTCATTGTCACTATCTCCAGTCCAATCAATATAATAATCATATTTTTGAATACAATTATTTCTTTCCAGATCATATTCATTCTCAAGTTCAAACTGAATACTTGTAATATCATCATAGACACAAAATCTATCAAATGTCATTTGCTTAAAATCTTCACACTGCTCTTGACCAAACTGATATCTTTCTTTATTCGCATCTTTGTGAATCTCAATTGCAAATGTATAAGCAATATCCATTCTCTCAATTGCATTACAAGCAATTCTAGAAATTGAGGTCTTAATATCATCTACAATGAAATCACCTACATATTTACCATCAATAGTGATATAATCACAGTTCTCAAATACAAATGTAATATTCTTTAATTTCATATTTGTCTCCTTTGTATTATTAATTAGTCTTTATACTTAAGCTAAATTTTCCTTGCCATACTTATAAACAAATAACTTTTCAGTTGCTTTGTCTCCTTTGGTTCTATCTGACTTCTGTAACACTTTTCTCTCTTTGCTCCAAATACAAACAAAATCATCAGGCATATGATATTCACTAATTACAACAAAATTATCTTTAGACATATCTCTGCAAAAGTTATAATACTCTTCATAATCAATACTTTGTTTGCTATATTCCTTAGTTCCTTTGTACGGAGGATCTAAATATAATAATGCGTTTTTAATTCCCATGTTTAAATAATCTTTATAATCACGACATGAAAAATCAATGTCCTTCAACTTTGGTGCCTGTTCTTTCAGATTAGCAACTCTTTCTGTATAAATACTTCTTCCACCTTTAGAATCTCTACCATAACCACCGTCAAAGTATCTTCCACCATAACTTGCACAATATCCAATGAGTGCAACATATTCTTGAGAATACTTACCAGTGCGTTTATTATTTCTAACATCTGCATAGTGTTCAAAACTACATTCATCAGGAGCGATTGATAAATCATTATCCTGTTGAGCATATTTTAATAACGCAATCAAATCTTCATTATAATCACTTGCAATACGATTTTCACATTCAATTTTATCTACAATGTTTGCACCGCCGCAGAAACAATCAATAAATGTATCAATGTTGTTTTCGTCTATGTATTTTTGTAAAATTGGAACAATAAACTTTGCTAATCTGTTCTTACTTCCTTGATATACCATTTTTTATGCCTTTCTTGTAATGTGTATTTTTAATTAGTCTAAATAATAATATACAGATAGAAAACCTTTGTTTCTATCTGTATGGATTATATCATAACTTACATTATTTGTCAATAGTTTTAGGGATTTATTTTTGATTAGTTTAAAGATCATTTAGCCAATCTAAACTGTCTTCTGCAAAATCATCTTCTGCTTTTGTCCCACCAAGAAGTCCACCATTCTTTTCTGCAGTAATTTTATCAAGATAGTATTTATAAGGTTTAATTGTAGGAATAGAATAACCGCAAAGATTATTGTAATAATAAGATTGTAATTTTAACGATTCTTCATCATCCCAGAATAACTTTTCAGCCTCTTCTTCTTTACCTAACTTGACAAGCTCTTTGTATCTATCTGTCTTTTCATTGATTTCTTTGATTGTCTCAATGATCTCTTCTTTTAAGTTGTCATAGAAATCCCAAATATCATCAACATAAACATAGCAATCATTTATAACATACTTATTTCTTACTACATCAGGCAAATGCTTAATATCATTTGTTTGAACAAGTTCATCTAGATATTCCATCATATACTCTTCATATCCAAACTTCTTTAACCATGTCTTAACAGATGCTTGCAACTTTGAACCGATTTCATGTCTTTCAATTGTTCTTGTTTTAATATTGCCATTCACCTGTTCACAATCGACATTAACATATTTAAGAAAATTCCAGCAGCATCTAATCTTATCTTTTGGAATACCTAATTGTCTCAATGCTTCAGAATAAAGAACTAACTGAGCAGCATGTTCATTAATTGCTTTCCCACTATACTGTGTAGATGTTTTATAATCTACAATCGTAAACACACCATCTTCATTCTTATAACAAGCATCAAGATATCCCTGCATTACAATGTCATCTGTAATCTTAATTGTTACAAACTGTTCATTCTGCATCTTATATGGCAACTTTTGATAGTTATTAAAAAAATGTACTAAATCATGATAATACTTATTCTTAATACTTTCATTCTTCTTTGAATCATTTCTATCAAAAACTAATCCTGCAATTTCAATATTAGTCATCCAAATATCTTCAAACTCTTCTGTCATTTTTTCATACTTAATTTCACCATCATACAGCTTCTCAATTACATCATGAACAGCACTTCCTAGTGCGGAGTACGCAGAAGAAAGTTCATTATTTTCAGGCAAATGCTTAATATATTTTAACATCCATTCATACTGTGAAGTTCTGTATGAATCAAACTTACTAAAACTCCACAATTGATTAACACCAAATTTCTTTTTTATCTCTTCAAGTTCATTATAAGTTAGTCTCATTTAATGTCTCCTTTTATTAGTTTGTTCTAAGCATGTCATAAGTAAAAGTGTTTCTTTTAAGATTCTCTTTCTTCTTAATTGCCATATTAGTTGTTTTAGGAAGTCCAAGATGAAAACACATTAACTTGGTTCTGGTAAGCATAACATAAAGCAGATTACTAGTGTCCATGAATATATGACTACGTGGTTCAATAATAATTGGAACTTTAATTCCTGAGCCTTGTGATTTATGAGCAGTAATTACATAACCAAGTGCAACATTCTGCATATCATGTCTATAATAACGAATTTGTGTACCATTAAAATCTAAAATTATATATTGTAACTTTGTATTAATTTCTAATATAACACCAGTCTCACCATTTGCAATCAATGTTGTTTGTGGTCTTCCAAAATTATCTAATATCATATCATCTATATATAATTCGGCTTTATAGTTATTTTGAAGTTGAATAATCATATCACCTTCATAAAATACTGTATCACCAATCTTCATAAAATTATTAGAACCATAATTTTTATTTGCTATCTTTTGAATCTCATTATTTAATACTGTTGTTCCATAAGAGCCAACATTCTTTGCAGTTAATATCTGAATATCATCTACATTTAAATGGATTCCTTTTTCTTGTTGGTATTCTTTAGATAAAAGTTTCTTATATATAGCAATAGTATTTTTTACAATATCTTCGTCTTCCGACTTGATAAATGTATAATCCTTGTTCTTGCCAAATGTAGTCATAATAGATGTAATATTATTTAAAAATGGTTTACCATTACGCACATCCGTAGCTACCGTCATCAATCCACCATCTGCATAACGGAAAATCTTTGTTAATACTACTTTTGGAATCTTATTTGATTCAATCATGTCGAACAATAAGTTTCCTGCCCCAACACTAGAACACTGTGCTGGATCTCCAATCAAAAGAAGCTTTGTATGAGTAAAATCTATAGCGTCTATAACGTGTTCAAATAAAAATATATCAGCCATAGAAAACTCATCAATAATAATTAAATCATGAGGAACTTTATTAAATTCATTATATCCCCAACCATTATAAGCTTCAGGTTCTGGATAATGTAATCCTCTATGTATTGTCTTTGCTTCTTCTCCAATGTATTCTGATAATACCTTCGCTGCTTTACCAGTTGTAGAAAGACATTCATATGTTTTGTTATTATCTTTACACATATTTAAAACAGCTTGTGTAGAATAACTTTTACCACTTCCAGCAAATCCTGCAAGAATTACAATCTGATTCTCACAAAGTAATTTGTTTACTCTTTGTTGCTCTTCACTAAGTTCATTTCCTTCTACAAATCTATATTTCGAGGTGTCTATATTCCACTTCTTTTTAATAGTAATTGCATCAAGCAAGCTTGATGTAATATATTTTTCTGTGTTATAAGTATCTCTTAAAGCAACAACCATCTTGTCTTTTTCATAATAAATGTTTTCATCTTTTAAAGATTCAACAAATTTATCTGAACAAGCAGGAACCAACTTCATTACTTGTTGACGAAGTTCTTTTATATCCATTCTTGTATTACCATTAACTTCGTTTTCATCTAATAAATACATACAAGCAGCCAAGCATCTTTGCTTGCTTGTTTTTAAGTCATAACCAAAGTCAATTATTTTTTCTTTTTCTAATTCTAAAGCAATTGAATCAGCTGTCTTAAATCCTATACCACTCAATCTAGTCAAAGCAGAATAAGGATCTTTACGAAGTTCTGCTCTTAATACTTTAACAGATGAATATCTACTATATAATTTATGAATAATGTTCATTGAAAGCAAACCTTTAAATTCAATGACCATTTCTGCTAAAGCATAATTTTCAATAATCTTTCTTTTAATTACTTCGAATCTTGAATGTTTAATACCATATGTCTTAGATAAATCAATATCATCTAAGTCATCATCAATTACTTTTTGTACTATATTGGGATATGTACTCCATAAAACACTAGCTTGCTCAGGAGTAAGTATCTCTTTTAAAAAGAGATACATATCCTCTGCATTCTTAGGTCTATTACGACTAATATTAATTACTTTATATGAATAGCCATTCTTTCCAAGAACTTCTTCTGCTTTGATTTGATAATCTAATCCCTCTCCAAGTTCATGAAGTGTTCCCTGTATTGCTACATTCCCATATTTTGTTCGTTTTAATCCTAATTTTGAAATTACATCAGGTTCTACATCAGTAGCATAAATACGAAAATTTGAAACATCATCTTCCCATATCTTTCTAACTATTGTAGCTGTAAATTCTAGTATTTTTGCATTTGCCATTATTATACCCTTGTTATATTTTTAATTAGTCTTTAAATACTCAGTAATTAAACTTCTTACAGGCTCTTTTACATCATTAGCAAGCAACCATTTTAAATAATCTTTTGGAACATCAATAAGCAGTTCATCTTTATGCTTTCCAAAAGTAAATCTATATTCTTCTGGCTTAATTGGTGGATATGCATTTTCATCATCTGCAAATGAAACATCAATATCTTTTCTACTTGCTAAATAATCTGCAAGATGCACAATTTTTTGCATATCTGTTTTAGGCTTAGGAAGAATAATATCAGGTTCATGTTTATTAGTATTCCATTCACCCATATGAGATCCTGTAGCTAATGCAATAAACTTCAATTCTTCATCTGACAAATATTGTCCCTTATAAGACATCACATATTTTGCAGCCAACAACGGATGATTAAATACAGTAAATACTTTATTTTCTCCATTATTAGATTGTTCAATATAATATTCTTCAGTACCAGATTTCTGAATGTCATGTACCATGCAAGCAATTCTTCCAAGATCAATTTCTCGTTCTGTAAACATATTATTGTTTTGCTCTATAGTCATAATATGATTATAAAATCTTACAACAGCTTTCGTATGTCTAAGAAGCCCACCATCATTCAAAGCATATTTTGGATGGTATTTGCCAGTTGAACTCGCTGGAACATGAAAAAAATAATCAGGAGCGTTATCAATTAATACCTCTGCAAAATTACGAATATCTTCATTCTTAAATGTTTCTAATTCTTTTGAAAATTTTTCGTGTTTCATTATTTATCCTTTCTATTTAATTACCTCATAATCAGTTAGAACTAATTCAGTTTCATCTGATATAACCCATTCACCATTAACATTCTTCTTTTTAAACTGTTCTGTGAATTCATTAACCTTCAACACAGAATAAAGACCAAATGGAGCTTTTTCATATATTTTTACACTTGTTATTTTTGTATTAATATCTTCCCCAGTTCTAATATTGTGAAGTTTAAGATAGGGACGTCTACTTTCTTTAAAGTGATAGTAGTCTGTTACGATATAATAACTTTCATGTACTTTAGGATTAGTATAAATCACATAATTAAGAAATTCTTGTTCAAACTTAACTTGTTCTACTACAGAAAGAGATTTATTCTCAATGCGTTTACTTAATTCTGTAACAAGTCCAATATTATCAATCTGACTATATTGTTTAGCAGTTTCTTTACCAGAATATTTTTCAGCTAAGTATTCAGAGATACCTAATTCTTCAAGTTTATCCTTTTTAATCTGCTTACATGTTAATAGTGCAGGTCTTGCTTTAATACCAAGCTTCTTATCCTCTTTGACACCATTACACATCTTAACAACATCTAAAAGATATTTGTTCTTTCCAAATTGTTCAAAGAAGTTTAATCCTATAAGAATATCTAATTGATTAGACTTAACCGATGTTTTTTCATTAATGTCAATTAAAAGTTCTACAAAATTATTATATTTATTTTTAGATAATTCATATAGTTCTTCTGCTATTTGAGCATTACAATATTTGATAGAGGACAATCCTTTGTATATTACATTTTCTTCTTTGCTCATTTCATATTCTGCACGAGACTTGCCAAATTTAATATTTCTAATTTTAATTCCAAAATAATCTAATTCTGAAATAAGATTGGCAGTTCTATCCATATCCTCTGTGTACAAACTTAATGCTACAGTAAAATATTCCAAAGGATAATGTGATTTCAAATAAGCACCATATAATGAATCGATTGCTACAGAAAGAGCATGTGATGCATTAAATGAATATCTGGCTGCGTCTTCTACTACTTGCCATGTTTCTGCAAATCCTTCTTCTGTACCTACGTTTTTTATCCAACCTTGAATAAGTGTATCTTTTAATTCTTTTAATTCTTCTTCTTTAAATTTTTTCTTTGCAATTTTCTTAATGATATCGTATGTTCCTTTTTCTTCAATTCCAAGCCATACAAGGTAGGCCATAATTGATTCTTGGTAAAGAAGGTAATGAAATGAGTCATTAAGCAAATCATCTAGTTCTTTTACACCAGTAGAATAAGGCAATCTATCAAGAAAATTATTAAGCAAACTTGCAAATCCTGGTCTAATGGCAGCTACCCAAGCACTTAACTCTGCCAAGTTTTTTGCTTTATATCTTTGCATCAATTGTTTTCCCATATCAGAATCAACTTGATTAATTGTTGTTGTAAGTCCTTTTTCATAAATGTCCCATACTTTATCATCACAATTATTTACAAGTGTTGCAATATCATCAATTGGTCTTCCAATTAATTTATAAACTTCATCTATAATCTTATATACGCTTACGGTCAGATAGTCGTTTTTCAAAAATTTGAAAACATCACAATTGTAGCCATCGAGCACACAACATATCTGATCTCCAACTTTAATCAAACCAACTTTTTCAGATATAGAATCATTTGAAAGCAAAAAAGAACAAGGAGATGGTGCTACAGATTCAATAACACCTCTAAATCGTTTACTGTTTTCAATTTCTACAGCCCATTTAGAATGATTTGCCATAATATCTTCGTCTGTATTACTTTTATCTGCAAATAATTTTGCTAATTCATCATATTCATCAATATTATATCCTCTTGATTTGCACCAAAGTCTAAATGCAGAAGAACGCTGTAATGGCTTATATGCAATCATATAATAAATGCCATCTTCTCCAAGAATATCTTTTGTTGCCTGTATTACAGGCTCTACATCAGCAAAATTAAGGTCAATATCTGGCAAACTTCTACTACTAAGAATACGTTCTGCACTCATAAATCTAGTAGGATATAATTTAGTTGGTGCTTTAATTCTGTCAACCTCTGTTAATCCTAAAAGATTATTAATTAAGAAAGATACTGCAGAACCTCTTCCAGAACGTGTTAATACTGCATCATATTTATTTACTGCTCTATTAACAACCATATGGTCAAGAATAAAGTAATCAGACATGCCACATTTTTCAACAATATCTGTCTCATAATAAATTGCTTCTTGATACTCTTTTACTTTTTCTTTTTTTACAGTTTTCTTTTTTCTATTCCAAGAACGCTTAATTATTTCTTTTAGAACTTTATTACTGTCTTCATTAGAGAATCCATCACCTAATTCTTCATGAATGAACTCATTTGGAACTTTAGGAATTTTAAATTCTTTATCAGTATAGCAAGCTTCAGCATTATCAAAAATTAATGTGTTGTCTAGTGCTGATTTAGCCTGTTCTGGTGTTAATACACCTTGAAGTCTATATCTTTCTAAAATTGTGTCATAATCAGGATAATCTAATATAAATCCCTTTTCTTCTTCATAAAAGATTCCTTTTGCTTTAAGGAACAAATCTCTATAATAAGAATCACCACTATAAATATAATGACTATCATTAGCATGAATTAAAGGTATATTATATTCCTTATGTAGGGCTAAAATCATTTTATTATAATTTGCTTGTTCCCATACATTATGACTTTGTACTTCTAAAAAGAAATTAGAACCAAAATGTTGCATAACAGGATATAAAAAATTATAATACCATGTTTTATCTGGATCTGGATTTATCCATTCTTTTGTTTCTTTATTTAACACAGGTAAAGCAGCAGATAATCTACTTGCAATACAAGCAGTTGTAACTACTGTATCAGTAGGTGTTAAAGATAATAATTCTTTTAATCCGATTCTTGGCTTATAATAAAATCCTGTTGTATTAGCAATAGACATAATTTTATTTATTTCATATCTTGCTTTTTCAGTCATTGCAATAAGCATAATATGGAAAGATCTTCTGTCTGTTTTATCTTCAATATCATCTACATAATATGCCTCTACTGAATATATAGGTTTCAAATTATATTTTTCACATAATGTTTGTGCTTCGTAAATATTACCTTGAAATCCATGTTCGCCAGTAAAATATGTAGTATGTCCTAATTCAACAGCTCTCTCCATGTATTCCTCTGGTTTAGTAATTGTATCCAGAGTTCGCAGATTGCTATAATGTGTGTGTTTATGATAATTATTATATCTATTCATTATTCCACCCTGTATTTTTAATTAGTCTTAATATAAGTAACAGATAAAAGTATAAACTTTTACCTGCCCTTATTATATCATATTTTACAATATTTGTCAATGTTTATTTCTTATTTTTAATTAGTCTATTTATTCATAGATTTTAAATATTGTTGATGCTTGTCTTCGTCATATTCAACTCTATATTTAAATAAAAAATCATAAATCTTATTTGGTGCGTCTGCAGGAGAATCCTTATCACCAAGTAAATCATGAATATCCCAAATATATGATACTTTTCTTCTGGGGAAAAATCTTTCACATATTGACCAGACTTCTTCGATTCTTACATCTTTATCAAGTGCAACAACAATTTCAATAACATTTAATCCTTCAATTATTCTTACTTGTTCATTGCTAATATTTTTACCACTTAATGCAACCCAAGTACTGTCACCACGAGAATCTCTTTTTAAAACACTCTTCTCACTCTCACCAATGACAATTATATGCTTCTTTTCAATCTCTTCTATATTCTGATACAGTCCATAAAGATTAAGTTCTTTTCTCATTCCTGGTGTGATAAAATATTTCTGAATATCAAACATATCATAATTTTCAATAGATGTTCTTGCATTGTATCCCATTAGTTGTCCTGTCAGCCAATAATAATGTGGGAAGATTGTTCTCTTCCATTTATAAGAATAACCCAAATGAAACTTATCAATAGTCTTCTTAATAATTCCTTCACGGAATAAATCAATATGAATACCAGAGAATAAATCATCTAATGAATCATCAGCTAAATATTTAATATCACCAACATCATATATTCTTCTTTTCTTCGCTGCAGCACATTTAAATAAGGCACAAAGATCAAACTTCGGCTTATCTGTATCTTTTTTGTTTGGTGAGTATTCAAACTTCAATCCAAGAAGTTTATGAGTATATTTAATTGCTTCAGAAAAATTCATCTTCTTAACATCTTGAATTAGATTAAAAATATCTTTGCCATCTTCAATATGAATATTGCGAGAATAGCTATAATAATTCAATCCTTCGCAATTCTTGATTACAACACCCATATGATTGTCACCATCAGGTTGACGAGACGAATAGAAGTCTTTATCTGAATGAAAGACTATATTTGTACAGCCCAAATCTTCTAAAATGTATTCAATTTTATTATTATTATAAATATATTTCTTCAATTCCAACGATGTCATACATTATAGTCTCCCATTCTTTTAATTATTAATTATGATCTTCTGGTACAACACAATATCCAATATCTTTATATTCATTAATGCTCAAATCGCATTCACTTACAATGGAATATTGATCTGTAGAACCAAATCTATTTTTACCGATAAAAGTAATCATATAATGTTTGTCTTTTTCTAATTTAACAGGCAATCTTGACTTACCATTTTTACCATCTAATCTATACACATACAGAGCATTTTTTTCACCTGTATATTCATCATCAAAAGGTCTTCTCATAAGCAAATTACAGCTCATAGTATCAACAATGGATTTACCCTGACCAATATCACCATTTGTTAAATGTCTTGTCTTAATAGAGCTTTTACTAAGCTGATATGTAACAATCAATCCAACATTACAAGCACTAGGCTTTACTGTATCATAAAGAGCAACCATATCTCTCTCTAAGCCTTTCCACGTTGCTTCATTACCAATATCAAAACTTTCTTTCAGAGTATCTACTACAAATAACTTTACACCCATAGATGAAAACTTCTTAATAATCTTACAAGCAATTTTAGCAGAATATCTTTCAAGAGGAATAATAGTAATATTTCTATTTTCTTTTTTTTCTTCTAACCAAGCTGCTGCTTCATACAAAGTTTTTCTAGTTTCTTCGTCAAATTTACCATCTCTAAATTTATACTTAGGTACAGGATGCTTTAAAATATTTGTGCATACCCAAATTAATGCTTCTCTACGAAACTTGTTTTCATCTTCTTCATTAATGATAAACACAGCTTGTTCATTACATTCTACAACTGATGGAAAAACCCAATTGATTGCCATAGAGGATTTTCCCACTCCAGACTGTGCTCCCAAACCATAGATATTCCCCTTAAGATTGATTCCACCGATTTCTTTAGTTAACAACTTTGCGTTATGTAAAGGCAATCCAACATTTTCGCCTTTATCAGCTTCATCAATCAATTTATACAATCCATCAAAACCATTATAACTTTTTACATCTTGGTCTATATTTACAAACGTATCATTCAAATACGCATTATATTCATTGTAAATTTCTTCTGCAGTCATATCATTGAAGTCAGAAAGTCGTTCTTTAGGAATAGGAAATCCTAATTTTGCAAGTCTAACTAATGCATTAAACTTTCTCAAATCACGAACATAACCATCAAAGTTTTCTGTTTTAATGTATGTCTTAGCAGATTCAATTGCATCATAACCACCATACTCTTCTACTTTTGCAGCAAGCTTCTTATGCTTTTCAAGATACAAATTGAATGTAATAAGATCTAAAGTATTTTTCTTCTCAATAATAATCAAATCATTTGCAATAGTAAAAAATACTCTCCAAGCATTATTACTAAATTCTTCCAAAGAAAGATTTGTTTCTCTTAATAAATCTGGTTCTTTATAAATAATACTAACAACATTTGCTTCTGCAACCAACTTGTATTCATTAATTTGTTTTAATACTTCAATTGTTTCCTGTTCAAATGGAGTTAATTTTTGTGTTTTAGTTGCAGATTTAGTATTGTTCTTTTTAGTAGTAGCCATTTACCACAGCCCCTCCAGTCTTTTATTAATCTTTCTTTCTGTTTTTTTATACTCTGCACCTTCATTAGTCATAGCAGAGGTATCTACTGTTTCTACTTTTTCTTGTGCTTTTTGTGTATTAAGATATCTACTATACATGTCATTTAATTTATCTCTAACTATGGCACAAACATAAGACATTTTATTAGATTCGCCATCAAATTCTTTATTTTTAATACCATTAAGAATTTGATTTTTATTTGCTTTAAATGTCATTAAAATAACATTATAAGGATATTCACCATAAGTCTCACATTTAGCATTTGCAACATTCTGTCCTTTTGATAATCCTTGTAATATTAAATATGATTTTTTCTGCAATCGTTGTTTAACATTAGTATCATAATTAAAAATATTAATTTCCACCCATTCACAAAGTTCAAGCCAATCTTTATTTTTTTCTGTCTTTTTCATATTATTTCCTTTTATATAACTGTAGCCACGAGTATATATCTCATGGCACAGTTATCTTGTATTATTAATTAGTCTTACTGTTCAATCATAGCAAGAAGTTCTTTTGCCAACTTAATATCTGTAACCTCAGTAGGATTATTAAAACCATGTTCCTTACACTTTGCAAGAATAGGTTTAATAGAATCAATATTAGCCTTATTAGCCTTAATATAATCTAAAACCTTATCCATAATATCATTTACTGATTTTTGTGCCTTTTTAGCCTTTTCTGCTTCTGCAATTTCCTTCATCTTCTTTGCTTCTGCGACTTCCTGTTCAGC